TGTAAATGTGCAAGGCTCTGTAATCTCTGAGGGTCAATTGCAATCTGTAATCCAAGATGTTTTGTATAACTTAAACCGCACCGGTGCAGTCACCCAGTTAGCAAACTTAGGTAGATAATGCCAGCCGCAGTATTTAAGGCAGAGATTGATTTTAGTAACGGCGCAAGTTTTGATCCTGCCCTTATCCTTGATGACATCAATACAGTTTTAGACTCAGCTGTTTTAGGTACTGCCGCCGCTGACATTGTAGATATTACAGCCTTTGTAACTCAGTGCTACATAAAGCGTGCCTTTAACAGATCCTCTGACTCATTTATTGGCGGTAGTGCAAAGATAGTCTTTGTAGATCAGACAGGTACTTTTAACCCTGCTAATATTGGATCACCTCTATACGGCAAAATTAAACCTATGCGTAAGATCCGCATGACTGCATCTTTCGCTAGTGTTAATTACAGCCTAGGATCTTTTTATGTGCAAGAGTGGAATTACAAGAGTCCTACAGGATTTGATCCGGCCTATGTAACCCTTAATTGTGTTGATGGTTTTCAGCTGCTAAATCTTACAACCCTAACTACTGTCACAGGTGGTACAGCTGGACAAACTACAGCTGCTAGGGTCACAAGTTTGCTTGACTCTGGAGATTGGCCAGGCGGCATGAGGGACATATCTACAACAGCTACTACTACAGTACAAGCTGACACTGGAGCTTCAAGATCTTTGCTTGGCTCTTTGCAAGAAATTGAGCAGACAGAAACAGGGGCTTTATATGTTGATCAAAGAGGCTTTGTTAAGTTTATGTCAAGGTCAGACATCATTACTGCCTCTGGAGCAGCTCTTACAAAATTTTCAGATGTTAGTCTGTCAAGTGATATAACTTATCAAAATGTTGAGTTTGATATATCTGATTATCAAATGATTAACAAAGTTACTGTCACGCCAGCATCATTGAGTAGTCAGACCGCAAGCGATTTAACAAGCATTGACGATTATTTTCAGCATAGTAGAGTTAGATCAGGCATCATGCAAACAGAGGCAGATGCTCTAAATCAGGCTCAAATGATTATTGCCTCACGCAAAGAGCAGGGTGTTGATATACAGCTTAACTCTTTGACTGTAGATGCCTATAGTCAAGTTGACCCTGCTAGGACTACGGCAGCTTTAGCACTTGACATTTTTAACCCTATTGAGGTTACACAAACTTTACCTGCCGGCAATGTAGTCAGTGATAGCGTTATAGCTGGAGTGCAGTACCAGATCACGCCTAATTCTTTTCTTGTAACATTTTCATGCGCTCAACCCTTTGCGGTAGGTTTTTTGCTAGACTCAGCCGTTGATGGATTACTTGATGAAGACAGTTTGAGCTACTAGGAGATAGATGACTAAGCAATCTTTTGTGACCGGCCAGGTCTTGACAGCTCAACAAGTCAATGACCTACAAACTAATGATTTTAATCAAACTGTCAGTGCCAAGACTGCTAGTTATACTCTTGTGGCCGCAGACAAAGGCACACGCATTACCATGAGTAGCACAAGTGCTACAACAATTACAGTTAATACAGGTTTGTTTGCGGCAGGTGATACATTATTTATTCAAAATCTAAATACAGGCGTGTCCACAATTACAGCCGGCACTGCAACTGTTAGTACCTCAGCATCATTGGCCTTAGCTCAACATGAAGGCGGCCTTTTATACTTTACATCTGCCGGAGTATCTACATTTTTCAAGGCGGCTGGTGCGGCAGCTGCAAGCGGTGGTATGACTTTATTATCTACAACAACGGCTACAGGTTCATCTACAACTATCTCTAGTATAAATCAAACACACAAACATCTTTTAATTTTAGGTGTAGGTTTATTTGTAAATAGTAATAATGATATGTTTATTAGGTTAAATGGTAATTCAAGTACCGATTATTTTAGAGCGTCAATAGTTGGCACATCTTCAGCAAGTGCTAGTATAAATACTTCTCAAACCGAATTAGGTCTGGGTGGTGTTACGACAAATACTGGATATTCCGATAGCACTTTTTTTCAAATGAATATTTATAGATACACAGAAACAGAATATAAAAACATCACAGCATCTATGAGAGCAAACGCAGATCAACAGAGAATACATCAATACGCTTTTAATTCAACAGCGGCAATTACATCAATTACACTTGGAGTTCCTAGCAGTTTTTCAGGTGGAACAATTTATATCTATGGAGTGAGTTAAAATGACTAAACCACAAATAAAAGAATATAACTGCGAAACACAAAAAGAAATTGTCAGAGATGCTACTGCTGCTGAAATTAAGCAATTAGAAATTGATGCTGCTAATTCAGAAGCAAGAAAAGCCGAAGCCGAAGCAAAGGCGCAAGCCAAAGCAACAGCCGAAGGCAAATTAGCAGCATTAGGTTTAACTACTGATGACCTTCGGGCTTTAGGTTTATAGCACAATCTTGGGGAAGTGTGTCATGGATGGCAAGAATTATTGAATTAACAAGTCCTAATGGATGGCCGGCTAGTGAAGACCGCAAAGCTATAGGCATACAATCTTTTTCTATTCCTGGCACATCACTTAAAATTGCATGTGCAAAAGATGTAGCACCAATACTTGTTGCCTTTTGTGAACAATTTAATGAGCTTGTAGAGCCTATTGATCAAGGTCAATTAGATGACTGGTCTTACGCATTTAGGATGACTAGGGGATCAGATAAAGTTTTGAGCAATCACTCATCCGGTACAGCTGTAGATTTGAACGCTACAAAACACCCTCTAGGTAAGTCAAATACATTTACAAAAGATCAAACAAATACTATACAATTGCTTTTAGTCAAATATTCTTTGTCATGGGGCGGTAATTACAAAAGGCGTAAGGATGAAATGCATTTTGAAATAGCTTTGGACAAAGCCGGAGTACAAAAAAAGACTAAAGAGTTAGGACTCAAATGAAATTAAGTGTAAAACAAAAAGCAATTGTTAAATCTTATCTACGCAGTTTAGCCGCTGCCACTGTCACTACAGCCTTGGCTTTAGTAGCTGACATACGCCCTGAGTTATCTATCCTTGCAGGTGCGTTAGTCGCTCCTTTAATTAGATACTTTGATGGCACAGATAAGGCCTTTGGCCGTAACAGCTAATGAGTGCCAATGATATGGCCGCTCTTGCCGTAGCTCTTTTAACAATTGTTGCCTCTGTTTTTGCAGGTATTAGATGGCTTGTCAAACACTACTTGTCAGAGCTTAAAGATGATCACAATGGTGGGCATAATTTAGAGGGCAGAGTCAGGCGCATAGAAAATAAGCTAGACACGCTATATCAAATACTAATAAGTAAAAACTAACCTGCATACCCTTCTCCTATGAGAAGCTGCGTGATAGTGCCAACTAGAGGCAGACCTGAAAACATGGCCAGAGTAGCTGCATCCTTTGTTGGCACAAACGCATCTGTAGATCTGTATGCTGTTGTAGATAATGATGATCCTAAATGGGATGAGTATGCAAAAAATGAAGACTATAAGTGCTTGCCTTCGGATAATAAGACAGGCGGTTGTGCAAAACCTCTTAATGATGCTGCGGTGCATCTACTTGATTACAGTCGCTTCCCTCTTTATGATCTGTACATTTTTATGGGTGATGATCATCTGCCTAGATCGCTTGATTGGGATAAGGCTTTTGAAAAAGCGTTACTAGGTAAGACAGGTATTGCCTATGGTGATGACTTATTGCAAGGAGAAAACTTGCCTACAGCTTATGCAATGACAAGAGATATTGTTGATGAGCTAAGAGGTATGACTTTTCCAGGTTGTAAGCATTTGTATTTTGATAACTTTGTAAAGCAATTAGGTATTGATCTTGGCTGTTTTATTTATCTGCCAGATGTAATCATTGAACACCTGCACCCTGTAGCTGGTAAAGCTGCTATGGATGAAGGCTATGAAAGAGTCAATCAACCTAAATGGTATGAGGAAGATCTATTGACCTTGCAGACTTATCTTAGATCTACAGAGTATGCAGATCTTGTCTATGCACTTAAATGAAAGTCTTGATCACTGGCTCACATGGTTTTGTAGGTAGAGCCTTTAGGCGTGCCTTACCTTATGCACAATTGACTTTAGTAGATCTAAAAAATGGTACAGATTGTCGGGACTTTTTTAAGTTAGAAACAAAAAAGTATGATCTTGTAATTCACCTTGCAGCTATTGTAGGTGGTCGGCAACAGATAGAAAATCAACCTTTAAGTTTAGCTGTAGATCTTGCCATTGATGCTGAGTTTGCTAATTGGTGCATGGTTACAGAGCAGCCTTATGTAGTTTATTTCAGCTCATCCGCTGCCTATCCAACAGAGCTGCAAACCTTAAACAAAAAACATAAACTAAAGGAAAAAGATCTAAACTTTAAGAAAATTGGCGCACCTGACATGAGCTATGGATGGGCTAAATTAACAGGTGAGATGTTGATGAGTTACCTGCGTGAGATGGGTACCCAGGTCTTAATACTTAGACCCTTTAGTGGCTATGGCACTGACCAAGATATGACCTACCCTTTTCCTTCAATAATGCAAAGAGCAATACTTAACTCAAATCCATTTGATATATGGGGGCGTGCAACTACTACCAGGGACTTTATACACATTGATGATGTAGTAGATGCTGTAGTTACAATGGCGCAAAACAATTGCAATCAGACAGTCAATCTTTGTACAGGTAGGCCTACTACCTTCCTTGAGTTATCTCAGATAGCCTTAAAAACCCTTGGGATTACAAAGATGCCTAGGTTTAATATCTTGTCAGATAAGCCGGCAGGGGTGGCATACCGCGTAGGCAATCCAACAATGATGAGTGATTACTACACACCAAAAATTAGTCTTGAGGAAGGTGTTCACAGGGCAATCTCAGGTGTTTTATGATTTATGATTAGCTCATGGCAATTAAACGCAAAGTTAAAAAGGTAGCAAAGCGTAGGCGCACAACTAAAGACACGCCTTTAACCAAGTTAGATTTTTGGGCTATTGCAGCTAATGAAGTTTATCTTGCTTGCCGCAAAGCTGGTATGGATGAAAGTACAAGCCTAGCTTTTGCAATGGATCGGTCATCATATCCGGATTGGATTGTAGATACAAAAGATCCTTTGTCTAAGCCATGGGATGATGATGAGGAATTAGATTAAGCGCGACAAGTCTTTTAACGCACGCTACTTAATTTGTAGTGACCTGCAAGTACCATTTCAATTTGATGAGGCGATTGTCAATCTAAAAAAGTTAGTAAATACTTTTAAGTTTGACCTTGTATTAAATGTAGGTGATGAGCTTGACCTAAATACAATCTCTAAATACAGTCAAGGTAAAGCTGAGTCATTTCAACAAACACTAAATGCTGACAGAGATCTTTGCAAAGATATTTTGTATGATCTAA